AAACAAATTAACATAAGTTGTTCTTGATACCGCTGCGCCATTACATTCTAAGTATCCTAAAGGTACTACATTACCCGCATAAGCAGCTACATGACCGATAGGGCCAGCAGCGCCTGTGATATTAATAGGCCAGTTAGCACCAAAATCGGTTGTTTCTTGTGAAGCGGTAAAATTAACACCGTTCCAACCCATGAAGATGTCAGTGTTAGCTTGCGAAGTTGACGTACCTGCGAATACATAAGGAGGTGCAAACGATGTCGGAGCGTTGACACCGTAAATGTTATCAAAAGTTGAGATAGCAGGGCCATTAGTTTCACCAACTAAAGGCGCTCCTTGCAATACCATTTTGTAGATGCCATCTAGCCAAAGCTGACCACCTGTTTCGCCCCTAGCGTTTAATATTATAGGGTTAGGCCAAGGTGTTGTAGCCGCGCCATCTTGATAAGCAGTTAAAGGTGTAGAAGTACCCGCCGCGTAGAACCAAATAAGACCTCCATTTAAGAAAGTACCGTCATCGCTAAACTGCGCGTTTTGTAAAATCGGTGATAAGTAAGCTTGAGTCATTTCAATTCCTAAAAATATGGTTATCTTTGTTGCGCTGCGCCTGCACCAACAGAACCGACATAAGGCCCCATTCGAGATAAGCCTTGACCAATTGCGCCTCTTATAGGCCCTGCTTCTTTTAACGATTGTTCAACCATCATCCTTTGAAATGCAGGAGAATAAAATGCTTTACCACCAAAAAAAGTAGCAAGACCAGCAGGAATACCTGTAATGCCAGCACCTATCAATTCGTTAAGACCCAAACGACCAGCAGAACCAGAATCGGGATATTTATTACCAATAATATCTTGTGCTTGTCTAGCAGATACTTGCATTGGCATTTGCCCTTCAGCATAACCTGCGCGGTTTCTACCTCGCAATGCTTGTAGAAGTGAAGCTGGGGTAGCCATTTCATGACCTACGCTTGATGTCATTGCAGTTTCCATACGTTTAACATCACGATATGCATTATCAGCAGCGTTTAATGCTTCAGCATAACGAGGATTTTGCATTTCCATCATTTGTTTTAATTGATTAGCTGCTTCTTTAGCTGCATCGCCAACACGTCTTTCATCAGCAATTGAACTTTTACCATAGCTTTCACCAACAGTTCGTAATTCAGATAGCATTTCTTTTAATGATCTGCCATCTACTCTTTGACCATCTTTAAAACGGCTAATTACGCTGTTTTCTAAAATATCATCAATTTGATTTCTAAATTCAGGACGTAGATTTTTTGATAAATCTTTAATACCTTGAAGCCCAGATGCAAGCTCAGGTGTCATTGCACCGCTTGATTGAGATACTAAATTATCATATGCATTACTAACTGCTTTTTTAACTTTAGAAAACCCTTCCGCAGTCGGTTCAATTTTACCTAAATCTACAACTTCACGTTGAATAGCTGCTTGACCTGGCAATGCAACTTCTTGACTTGGTGCAGTACGAATACCTTTATTTAACGTATCGACAATACCTTGAAGTGTAGAAGTATTAAAACTTTCTAAACCTCGTTTTTGAGCTTCAGCAATATGAGTTCCGATAAAAGGTAATGATGAAGCTTTTTCTTCAAGTGGTTTGAACCCTCCACCTAATGCTTGACCAATAGTAGGCTCACCACCAGCTTCAACAAATTCTCTAACGCCTGGTGCAGCAGAAGGGCCTCTAAACATTGCGCCTAAGCCTTTAGCCACGCCTTCACCTACACCTTGACCAGCAGCACCATACATTCCCGCTTTTGTACGATCTTCAGGTGATAATGCTGCAGCAGTACCGCCAGCGCCTAATACTCGCATGAGAAACGGTAATTTACCCATAGGAGTCATAGCAGCTGCTTCTGCGGCTATATCAACGCCTAGCCCACCTACAGTAGCGGGAAGCCCTGCTTCTTGCATATAGGCTTCACCAGCTCTTAATTTAGCAATATCTTCTTCAGATAAATCAGCAAATAAACCTTTCAGTCCTGTTCCTGCTTTAGTTAAGGCGACATTTGCCCCACGCCCCATTCGCATCAATGTACTTTCTTGAGCCGGATATTTAGGTACGCCATAAGCTTCCCAAGGTGATACAGCTTGAAGCATCTGCTTAGACGTAGCCGTTCTAAAAGCTTTAGAAAACCCATCTTCAGCTTGAGGCGCATTAAACGCAGAAGTGAACTCGTCATCATTCATCGTTATTGTCCTTTCTTTCGGTTAGCCCTAACTTTCAACGCTGTGTCATGGGTAATTTTACCTTTATTACCTAAGTCTATCAATTCAGCGTCTGAATATTTACCGTATTTTCCAATATATCGTTGTCTTCCCTGATACCATTCATCAAGCGCTGACATCTTTTGATCGATAGTCATTTTAGAATCAAGATCACCTACTTGTTTTAGTCGTTGAATTAATTCTGGCTCTGATTGCGAACCTGGTGCAAATGCAATAGAGTTAGCCATATCACTAGCTACAACAGCTAAGGCCGCTTGAATATCACCAGAAGCTAATGATTCACCGACAGTTTGACCTAATCTATTAGTCCAATATTCAATATCCCCCCCTATAGAGCCTTTAACCAAGTTTCGGATGTGGCTAATATCAGGGAGCGTTTCATAGGCTTTAAGCGATTTATCAATAATCTGCTGTTCTTCAGCTTGTTTTTTAGCTGCAACTATTGCACTTTCTTCATTAGCTTTTTGCTCAATTCTTTTAGTTTGTAATTGTGCAGGAGTAACGATTTCGCTTTGAGGCTGCTCACCGCCTTGCAATTCTATTTTTTGCCTTTGTGCAATTACTGATCTTCGTAAAGCTTCATCCTTAGGATTTGCGTTCAATAACTCTTGAAGTACGTTAAATTGCGCGTTTTGTTCAGAAGTAAAACCTGCACCTTCAGTACCAGTAAGTTGAGCAGGCTGATTTCTCCTAAGAGGCGGTTTTTGATATGAAAGTCCTGTAAGTGGGTCTGTTTCTACGGAACCACTAAATTGCTCAGGTGTCATAACAGGCCCTACATCAACATTTGCTTGACGTTCAGATCTAGTTTTTTCATATTCTTGACGTTGTTTAGCTTTCTCAGTATAAAAATTCCTTCCTTCGCCAGCTAATCTTACCGCTTCAGGATTCATAACATTAGGATCAAAAGCAGGAAAATCTGGAGGTATCATACCCCTTTGTTTAAGCATAGATAACGCTCGCCCGCTTGCAGCGTTATATTTTGCACGCGCTTGAGGCTCAGGCATTCCCAATGCTGTATCCTGATCGTATTGATTAACTATAGCTACAGCTTCCCCGATTCTTAATTTTTCAATTTCTTCTTTTCGTTTAGCCTCAATTTCACCTGTCTGCGCTTGTTGATGTTGCATACCTATTAAGGCTTGTTGCATCTCTAGTTCGTTTTTCCTTGCTGTTTGAGCGTATTCAGGGCTAACTGCACCTAATTGCGCCATTGAAGGTTGAGCTTGTTGAGCATATAACGCTTTCAAGTCCATACGCTCTTGTTGCGCTCTACGGGCGTTATCTAAAGCAATAGCGTTAGCTTGTGCATCTTGCGATGTTTTTAAGCCTTCGGGAAATTTAGCACCGTAAAATTTGTATAAATCAAGTAAATCGCTCATTGTGAGTATCCTAAACCTGGTTGAAAGCCCCAATTCATTCCCGCTGAAGGATTTGAAGATTGAACATTCCCCATAACAGATCCGCTATAAGGGCTTGATGATCCAATCCCACCACCACCGCTACTACCTTTAAAATAATTTTCTAACGGCCCTCCGCTGCCAAACAATCCGCCGCCAGCGCTTGCCAAGCTAGAAATTTGTCCGTAAGGGGCCATTGCTGATCCAGCATTAGCTTGCCCTAAAGCTGCATAAGCAGGTTGCATTGCTGTGGCAGCGCCTACACCGATATTACCTAAACCTAGTACAGAGTTTTGACCTAACTTGGCAGGTTCTAAATACATTTGACCAATCTGTGCTTTTTGGTTTAAATCTTGAGTAAATGCTGTACCGTAAGCTTTTTGCGCTCTTTCCCAAGCCGATTGATAACCTTGAGCTGCTTGACCTTGCGCGTAATTGTTCATGGCTTGACCAGCCGCACCAGATAGCAACCCACCTTTAGCGGCTGCACCTTGTTGAATACCTTGCAGGCCTTGTTGCAATTGGAATTGATAGCCCGGCGTTGCTTGCAGTTCAGCTAAGTTACTGACCATCGGAGTGTATAAAGGACTTTGTTTGTAGTCCTCCATACCATAACGCGACGTTAAGTAAGGTAGATTAGCTTCATAACCTTTAGCGCCTGCTTCACCTAACTGCGTGTAAGGCTTAATATCTTTTTGAGCGTTTTCATAGACTTTCTGAGTCCAAGCTAATTGTGCTGCGGCGTTCGCTGCTTGAGCTGCTGCGCCTGCTTTTTCACCTTCACCTTGTGCTATACCACCTATTGCGCGTGCTGCTGCTATTCCCCAAGGCATGAAAACCTCCTATCTGATTTAATACAGAAAATTAATGTGATCCGGTCAACCGGAGAATTATTACGCACCCAATGAACGGCTTGGTTATTAAACCAATAGACTTCACCTGGTGGAGATATATGCTCTCCTTCTTCAAAACAGAACGCTTGATCTGGATGGCTTTCTAACTGTACTGCATATTTGTCATAATACTTGGCGTGCCAAGTAGTATCAGTATGGGGTTTGCATAATCCACCGGGGGGGATTTTAGAAATTAAAATTCCACCTAGCTCTTCACCTTTCACGGTAGCCATTAACTGAAAGGCTAAGTCTTTAATAGCTGGAAGGCTATCTGCTTCTTTATACCAGCATGAACGGTGTTCACCATTGAACTTAGTCCAATCTCCACCGTCATACTCAGCAAGATCGCGGAATCTAACATGGATGTCCTCAAATCCATAATGAGGGCTAGAAGGCGTATTAGTCCTAATAGGATTTCTATTCCAAAGCTGAGGATTACGCTTCAACTGTAACAGTATCTGCGTAATATCTACCTTAGCAATAGCCATAATGTTATTCATACTAGCCCTCTGACACGTTCAATAGCTACGGTGTTTTCGATATTCATTTGGCATAACATCCGATGCCGTTCTTGGTTAAGCTCTTTACGCAGTAAATAATAATACGCTTCAGCCATAATATCGTAATTAAACAAGTCCTTAAAAGCTATTCTATACCCTTTAAATTGAATCATCAAATCATACGATAGCATCGTTTTAAAGCCTAGCTTTGCTATTGAATCATTCACTTCGTTCAATGGCCGCTCTATAACGAGCTTTTTAGCAGAGTGCTGATTGATCTCGTCCACTTTGGTAAATGCACTGGTTTCAGCGATTCCTAACAGCCCATCGTAAGATCGAGTATCAAGATCGTTAATGGAGTGATCCATAAACGCTTCGTGAATACACAGTGATGTATCAGTCGTTAAAAGATTAGCCACCCAAGCTGTTCCTGATCTAGGAAGTGCTAAAACCATGAAATCTATCATATTAGTAACTTGGATACCATTTTGTTGTTGTTACATCGTAAGTCATGGTTAATGCTCTACCGACTACAGCAGTTGAAGCCAGAGCAATGTTGCCCGCTATTGTGGTTGTAAATATTCCAGTAGGGATTAATGTGATTGTTCCTCCACCTAAAGATATTGGACTAGGTGCAGTAATTGTAGCTATAGGAGTTACACCAGAAATAAATGTGATTGCTTTAGTAGGCGCTATAGTTGTAGCTGATGCTATTGTTGGCGCAGCGGCTGAGGTAGCATTTAAGCCATAATTTACTTGATTTCCAGAAGCATCATAATAAGTTTTAACAGTCCCATTACCATCACTTAATACAACGAAAAATGATCCTGTAGCGGATATTGGGGCTGCTGATCCTTGATATGCGCCAAGAATTGTATTATATGACCCAGTTGTAATACCATAGCCGCTAAAAGCCCCAAAACATTGATTGCTGTTAGCTGATGCTAAAGTTGCAATTTGCACTGTAAATCCTGACCCTGTACCGCCAATCGAAGCCGCAGGGCATGTCATTACAGTTGTAATATCCTTAAATGCAATGCCAAAAGTAGTTAAAGTTACTGATGTAACAGCACCGCCAGAAACAACAATAGTTACTGTGGGATACGCCACGGCTGTTGAGCCTGAAGAATAAATTAATTGAACATTAGTATAAGTGCCATTAGTATAAAGCGTCCCTCCGACTGGCGCTGCTAAAGTAGCTGCGTAAGTTGATGCTGATTGCAGAGTGCCGAGTCCAACTGAAGTATTCTGAGCGCCTAAAACACCATATATTTGGCTATTTTGCCCTACCGCAGTATTGGAATTAGCAGTTAAATTACGGCTTAGTGCTGATAAACCTAATGCAGTATTATTAGCGCCTGTTGTATTTGAGTTTAATGCAGCTATTCCAACTCCCGTATTTCCCGCCCCTGAAGTATTAGCTACAAGCGTAAGCGCCCCTACACCTAAATTATTATTACCTGTTAAAGATGCCGAGGATAAAACACTTGCGCCTAAAGCGGTATTGTTGCCTATAGCTCCAAAACCTTTTCCAATAGTCGCCCCCTGTATAGTGGCGCCTAAAGTGGAAGTTAAAGTAGTAAATGCGCCTGTTGTTGCGGTCGTTGCGCCTACAGTACCATTAATATTAATTGATGCTGTACCTGTTAAATTGGTAACTGTACCGCTTGATGGAGTCCCTAATGCGCCTCCAATTGAATATTTACTATTGAAAGTAGTCCAGTCAGTTGATGTCAAATACCCATTAACTGAAGTAGTAGCTGCGGCCATACTAATAGCTGGCGCTGTACCGCCAGAAGATACAACAGGTGCAGTTCCAGTAACGCCTGTAACTGTACCTACTGATATTGACCCCCCTAAGCTAGTAGAGGTTCCATTAATTGTAATGGTTGAATTGGTCAATCCTGCATTAGGGATGCCAGTAAAATTTGTGCCTAAAAAAGTAGGCGCTGCTCCGCTATTAATACTTTGAGGTAAACTTAATGTAACTGCTCCTGTTGAAGCTGATGCAATAACTTGATTAGCCGTACCTGTAATTGACGTAACGCCATTAGACCCTTGAATACCTGCAACCGAAATTGTCCAAGATGCAAACGTGCCTGATCCACCGATAGAATCAACTAATACCGTGAAAGTAGTTCCACTAAAAGCAGTAACTACACCTTCCATAAAATCTGCTGGAGTAGATGAATACGCTACTCGAACTCTAGTACCAATAGCAAAAGCTGTCTGTGAGTTAGTAAAGTTAGTCGTAAAAACTTGAGAGCCTGTTGCAATAAGCACCGATGTCGCTGACGTTAATCCCTGATACCCAATGCCTATCTGAGTTACTGCTTGAATAGTAACGATAAGCGATGGCGATTCAGGCGCAGCAGGACTAGTTGTAGCCGGAAATGTAATAAGCTGAACACCTGCTGTATCAGAGTGCCATACTAATTCTATATAATCGCCAGCCGTTAAATTAAGAACATAATTCCAACTAATGATCTGTAATCCATCATTTGCCCCGTGTTTAGCAGGGACACCGTTTGTGCCAGCTCCATCAGTTACATTAACGCCATTAAGACGTATCCATATAGTTACGTTTGCAATTTGTGAATTAGGGTTAGATAATTGTGCGCTAAATTGTAGATTGTACACCCCAGTATTAGCGACTGTTATTTTAGTTCCACCAACAATGCTCGTACCATTTTCTAGGTCAATAGACCCGATAGCCATTACATAAGCAGTCGTTGTACTGGTTGCTGTAACGGTAGTCGTATCATGCCACGCGCCATAATAGCCTGGTGAACCTGGAGGGCTTGTAGCGTTCTGCCAATTAGGAGCGCTTCCTGATCCTGTTGATGTAAATACTTGACCAACTACACCAGGAGATACAAAGCCTGTAGTATTAACCGCAGTCTGATAAGGTACATAATTAGCCCCACCGCCAGCTAATCCAGCCGCATAACCTGTAGTATTTACGTTAATTGAACTGGGTAAACTTAATGTAACTGCTCCTGTAGACCCAGAAGCTGTGATTTGTAAAGCGGTTCCTGTAATTGATAAAACGCCAGTATTAGCAATCGTGACAGCAGTTGAGCCGTTGTAGGAAGTACCGCTCAAACCTGTACCAATGGTTAATGCGTTTGTCGCCGTAGCCGTAACAGTAGTTGAACCGCCAAGACTAACAAGATTACCATTAATAGTAATCGAGGAATTAGTTAATTGGCTGTTAGCAATACCACCTAATGTTCCTCCTAATGTCAAACTACCTGAAGAAGTAACGGTTCCTGTTAAGGTGATGCCATTAACTGATCCTGTACCAGCAACCGAAGATACTGAGCCTTTATTGTTAAAAGTATTCCAATCAGTCGAAGATAAGTACCCATTTGTACTTATTCCAGCTTGGCTAATACTAATTGCAGGGGTAGTTCCGCCAGACGAGGCAATAGGCGCAGTTCCGCTTACAGAAGTTACTGTGCCGCCTGATCCGGAAGCCGATAAAACACCGCCTGCAAAAGTAACACCTGAACCTATAGCTACTGAGTTAAATCCACCTGCATTATTACCGAAAAGAATGGCAGTACCAGAAGTTGCGGGGGCAAAATCTGTACCCACTATGGCGTTATTAAACCCACCTGTACCATTACCCTTTAAAATACTGGTTCCAGTCGTAGAAGGTGCATAAGTTACCCAAATGGCACCATTCCAATAAACCATTTGGCCTAATGTTGTATCGAAATAAGGATAACCTATAAAAAGATTTTGAGTGGGTCTGCCTGACGTAGGGCCACTAGCTACAACAGAATTTAATAATGGCTGTAATTGGCTAAACCATTGCGCCCAAGGCGTTTGCACTCGGTCATTTGCATCAACTAATGTAGACTGAAAAGGTGGTTGAGAAATAGACATTATTTAGCCGCTTGTGTTGCGTAAGCAGCAGCGCCAATTAAAACTGTCTTAATTGGATCAGTTATTCTAAATTTAAAAACATAGTTTCGTGACACTCCTAATCGTCGCCATTCAGCGCGGCTTAAGAAATTACCTTGCGATCCACAAGTTGCCCACATTTCATCACCCCATGTGTACCCTCCATCACGGCTTACTTGTAACATGACTTGTGGAGTTTGACCTTGACCATCATTAAGACCGCCGCCTTGTTCCATATCTAACCGCAGCCTATATATATGAAGATTATTGAAGGAGGTGTTGGCAAAGAAATGAGGTGTAATTAATTCTCGCGCTATTAAATCACCGTTATCCGTATAAGCCGCAGGATCAAGAATATATAAATTACCGTTACGATAATCCGATACTATTACATGAAAATCAAATTGACAGCCAAAATTTGCGTAATGCCTAGTAGTAGCGCCTGACAGTAATGTACTCCAAACTTCTGAAGTTGCATCGTAAAGCCAAGTAACGCCTTGTTGTTGAAAGTTTATCTGATAAAATTCATGCCCGTTTTGACGATAACTAAATGCAATAGCGTCGCCAGGATTTACATACTCATTGAATAGAAAATCTAAGTCTGGCGTTGACACGGTAACGGGCCGATAATTTCGGATCGTTACAACTGATAAACCGCCCCGTCTTGCTCGGCCTAAATAAATTAATTCACCATTACATCGCGCAACGCTCCATCGTGCAGCCACTCCCATATCGGTAGGTGAGCCTGGTATTCTTAATAATGGAAAGGGAAATGCGCCTATATTTTGCCAATATTCTTGCGAAATAAAGCCTAATAAAACTAAGCAGCTGTTATCAACCGCAACAGCTTCTAAAGTATCGGTATAGGCTTCTTTACTGGCAAATGATAAAGCGTTCCAAGTAAACCCATCATATAACTGAGATAAATAAAATTGACGTGTATTAGGTGCATTAACAATAAAATACCCATCTAAGAAAGTTACAGTATTGCCGCCAGGGAAACCTTCAGCAGTTATTTCTCTAAAGTTATTTATTACCTCTACCCCACCTGCGCCAGCAGGAGTAGTATTAGGTACAGTAAATGTCCATTCATTAGCTAATGTACATGTGCCAGTCCCTGGTGTAGTTCCGGTAGCTGCAAAAGAAGTACCAACATCATTATTTATAGCGCCAACTAATTGAAAATTAGAAGTACCTATGCTATTGATAACATATTGAGTGCTAACGACTAAGGCTGTAGCGGCTGTCAAAGGAAAATTTACTGTATATTCACCTGAAGGTACAGGCCCTGCGGTTTTTAAAATTTCAACATTATCATTAGAACGACGATTAGTTGCATTTTCAGTTACTGCAACAATACCGTTTTGCGTAAATGTAAGTAATCCAGTAGCGCTATTATTGATGACTACGCCTGTGCCTAATCCTACAACTGAAGCAGTAAATACCAATCCTACGGTATTTGATGCCGCTCCATAAAGAGTAAAGTCTGTAGAGCCTACAATTAAAATTATATATTTCTGCCCTACTATTAAAGATGTTGCTGGAACATTAACGTCAATAGTGGCTGGAACTACTGTGCCTGTGCCAGTAGCGGCTTTAGTAGCTGTAAAAACAGCGCCTAATACGTTAGCCGCGGCCCCTGCAATAGTAAAATCTGATGTACCTAATGTTAAAACAACATATTTTGATCCCGCTACTAATGCAGTTGCTAGAATTGGGGTTTGCAATGATGGTAAAACAACAGTGAAAGTCCAACTACCTTGTGTAGCTGTAGCAATTGTATAGGCTCCTGAAAGTACATCTCCACCATCAGTAGTAACGGTAGCAGTATCTCCGGCAATTCCAGCATTAACAAACCCTGTTACAGTGATAGTTAATCCGGTACGGCTATAGACATTTGAAACTGAACTAGCGGGATAGGTATAGCTTAATTGAAGCGTTTTAGGCTCATAAATATAGCCGTTTTCACCATCTACAATTATGATTTGTTGCGCATTATCCGAAATGGATACTGTGCCTTCAGCAGTCGAAAGCGTTCCTCTTTCAGTAACTACACCGTTTTTATCAATCTCTATTAACTTGTTAGCATTTACTGAATAAAGTAGATTTAATGATTGAAGCCACCAAATTCCACGCGAAGGATTTTTACCCGCATTAGCAAATAATGTTAATCCGGGTGTCGGATAGGCAGCTAAATTTGTTTTATCTTTTTCAGGCTTAACTTCAAGAAAAAGATTCTGCCTTTTTTGAGCAGAAACAGCTTTAGACCGTCCAGCTATGCCAGCCCCTAATATAGGTAGTACAATGGCTTCCGGCATTATCGTCCATACCCATCACTATAAATATTATATCTCATTTGGCTGGTACTCATAAGCGCTACATCCGTACTAAGGGTAGGAGTTCGTTGATTAATTCTCTTAATACGTTTAATAGCATTTTGAGCTAAAGCAACAGAAGTTTGTCTAATATCAAATTGGTATTCTTCAGCGATACGAATAGCTAAATTAAACACTATCGCTTCCCAATAGCCTGGAGGAAGGCTAATGTACGCAGTAGGATCATTAACAACTGTAAAAGGCTTCCAAGATGTCAAAGTAATAGTTTCATTACTTGAAGAACATATCGGGTAGATATAGGCATTTCCGATAGGAAATCCCCTATCGTAAAATAAATAGCCTGGGAAATTAGTTTGTAAGCTTTTAAGCCTTACGGAATTATAAGCGTCCCATTCCATAATTTGCATGGGGTAATCAACAGGTATGCTTCCAGTATAGATAGTGAAATAAGCGGCTATAATTCGGCTTGGCCTGATAGTATTCCACATAGCCCCAAGCCCTATAGTATAAGGGTTAGTACCGGAGGTTAAAGGGAATGTTTCCCTAGTGATCTGATAAAGCAATAATTCATCAACAGACCATGAATCAAGCATACGGTTAAGTGATTCTATACCGTCTTTAAGCTCATTTGCAGTTAAATCAGTATCTACTGAAGATACTTGAATTAATCGCATTGCAGCGCGTACTAAATCATTAGCTGTATAAAGCTGACCAACATTGCTGACCATTGAAACGGCAACGGTATATGGGGCTATATAAGCCCAAACATTAGGTTGATTGCTCCAAAATACTGACAAATTCCCCCAGATTGGCGCAGGGAGAGTCCAAATAGCATTAATAAAAACTGAGGATATTAGATTACCCCCTAATAACTGAATGTCGTAATCTTGAACGCCATCAGCTACCCAAAAAGATATATTATAGCCGCTAGATATTACGATAGGGTTAGCTATAGGGGTAGTCATCGCCTGATCTTCAAAGATCGCCACCGCAGAGGAAGTGTTCGCATAGAACACCCCAGCGGAAATCAAACCTAATTGACCGCCTAATTGGGGAACTAAATCAAGTGTGAAATATCGGCTCATTATTTTATTCCGTTTTTAATCGTGGGGACGTATGCTTAATTAAACACCATTAACTGCCCAAGGCAACGGTAATGAAGAATATACTGGGGTTATTTGGTCTTGTATCCGCAAAGCGATATCGTTTTCGAACATGTTTACCATATCCCCCAGTGCAGCCTTTACCCAAGTTATAACGTCTGCCTCGGTAAGTGAGGAATAAGGCGTATAGGAAAGCTGTTCGCTGTTTACTTTGAAATCAACCACGCCAGTTACATTTGCTATATAAGTGTCCAATACGCCTGTAAGTGTGTAATGCGCTTGCACTACATACCCATCAAATTGTATTAGGCTTTTTAAATTAGTAATTGACCATGTATATATTATGTCCATGTAATTGCCTTATACAGTGTATGAAAAAGAGAGGCTTATAGATGCACTTGCACCAAGCGCAGCTTTAAAAACTGCAAAAGTTGAGAAAACAGCAACTGGCGCAGTTAAACCTGAAGCTCGGGATACGGCATAAGCACTTGCTTCTCCGAGTCCTACAGTAAATGGTAAAGTTAGATTTGCATTGTTCGCTATGGCATAAGATGTTGTAGCGGATATTAAAATATTACAAGTAACTAATCTACCTATTTTTGTATATTGAAACACACTTGTATCCGTACCCACCAAGGTAAAACCTGTTAATGTAGGGACCCAAGTACCTTCTCGGTAATCATCCAGAGTATATGCATTTGAACTAGGCACTTGTGTTGATGGAAACGTAACAGCCGAAGTGTTTACTGTTGAGATTAATGAAAGCTGAGTTGCTGAGGCATTAATTGTGCCTAGTGTATTTCCAACAATTCTATTAGATGAGATTTGAAAATCAGATAACAAGGCGTTTGTAGATAAAGATAATCCATATTGTTGAGTAGCACTTGCACCTAACGTATCAAATAAATTATTTCCTACTACTGTTGCACCGTTAGCATTAAGTGTGGCATTTAAATACCCCATAGCAATAGCACCAGAAGGTGTTTCTACCGTATATTTATTGTTATTCCAAATAGTATTGTTACTAATAACCGCAGCTTGTCCACCTATAAATATTCCCGGTCCGCTACAATTACTAATATTATTCCCTGTAATAATTGCTTGATAGCCAAAACATTCTATACCTTTATTGGTGAAACCGTCAGAATCTAGAGTCGCAAACCCTTGGTAAATAACATTGTTAGATATAACTCCATATTGCACCGTAAAACCAACGCCAGCCCCATATTGCCAGCCCGTTATATGATTATCAGTAACATAAATATATTCAGCTTGAAATAGCATTCCAGAATTTGTACATACATTGCTTTGAATCCACCCATTTTGTGAAGTTTGATAGCCTAACCCCACCGCGTCAGTAATTAAAACACATTCATTAACGCCTTGTGTAGCTGATGTTGTTCTAGTTATTACATTGTTTTGAACCCAAAAATGCCTACATGAATTGAAAGATACCCCTAACTTATTGAATTTTATAATTTCACAGTCGTATATCTTAATGTAATTAGAGTTAAAAAACCCTACGCAACTTGTTGCGGCTACTGAAGCTATATCCCCAAAATCAAAAGTTAGCCCTTCTAAATTTATATAATTAACTGAAATACCCACTATAAAAGCAGATACATTTGATCCAGTTGAAGAAATTATGGATTGGCCTATTCCTTCCCCTTTTAAAAATGTTCCACTTGTAACAGTTAAAGAGCTTACCTTATAAGTACCTTTAGGAAATGTTAATATGTTGCCTGATGACGCATTAATAGCCGCCTGAATAGCCACTGTATCATCCGTAACGCCGTCACCAATAGCGCCAAAGTCCTTAACTGTTACCATATCACCAAAACCATCGCTTATAAGCCTTGATATGGCTCCTGAAATAGCAGCCCCATTTTTAGTAGCTATAAAATTACTAGCTGTAGCGATATTAGACCCGCTGGAACTAATACTTAATGCGGTTAGGTTACCATTACCATCTTGGACTTGTTGAAGCGCTGAAGTAATGCCGCCAGGAATCTGCAATAAGCCTGGGAAGGATAGATTTTGTTGCTGATTCGCTAGGCTAGACATTCGTTATTCCTCAAATGGGGTATTTCTAATACGTTTTTTAGGGGTTTTACCCTGATCATCCCATTCTTGGGAAGTAAGCCATCCAACCTTGGATAAAGCTTTATATTCTTGCTCATCAACGGCAATTGTTGAATTGGCGTATGAGTCTTTGTGCATCGAGCATGGATAATCGATTGCCATATTTCACCTTAAAGGAAAAGGTGGAGGATTTTACCCCCCCACCTCCAACTTATGCTGTTATATTACCCGCTAATAAACCAAAGTTACTTGCAGAGTTCACTAGGAAGTCAGTAGCAACAGGGAATGAACGGACAATTTGAACTAAATATGTATCCGCAGCGGGCGTTTTAGTTGCCGCAGTTGGATTTACATAAGTGATACTGATAGTGTTAGCAGATTTTACTCTTGCACCAGCTATAGCAACACCAGCAGTTTGAGCCGCTGTAGTTGATACCGATACAAAATCACCTACCGCAACGCCAGCAAGAGTAAAATCTTGTTCAGCGGTTGTGATAGTTAAAACCGCAGCAGGAGTTACTGCTAACGATACAATAGCGGTAGCACGGTTAGCCGTGACTGCAACTACATTAGGGCCGGGATTACTCATTTTAAACTCCTATTAACCAGTGATACGGCAAGCCAGCTCAGGATAGACTGTGCTGAAACCATAAAGAACATCAAGACGAGTCGGCAATTGGTCAGAGTTAATATCGTATTGGCGAACCAAACGAATTGACATACCATCAGCAGACGCACGTCCAGCCATATCAACACCTTGTGGCAATAATAGATCAGCAGTACCAAGAGCAAAAGCATCGCGATGGAAAGCGATAGCGTTGGCGTAACTTGCACCAGCAGAACCAGAAATTACAGTGGCATTGCCAGAAGCAATAGTTCCAGCAGTGCTAGTTACGTTTTGGAATTGACCACTAAAGACAGGTGTTGGTGATACTTGAACAGTTTGTGAAGAACCAGTACCAGTAGTCAACGCAGTTACTACGAAATTACGTAGTGTACCAGTTGATTGACGGTTTTGTGGGTTCACAGCATAAACGCCAGGTATTGTGAAAACAGTACCTTGAGTTAATGTTTTACCGTTTGTAATAGTAGCTGTTAAACCAAAAGTTGTTGCAGCGTTAGTTTGAACAGCACCGCCAGCTTGTGCAGCTACAGCGATTGTATCAGTACCAACAATGAAAGAACCTGAAGTAAAGTTACCTACGTTTTGATCCATTGCAAAGTTGAAGCCTAAAGTGCTGTCGCCCATTGCGCCTTTCTTGAATATTTCAGAAATAACACCTTGTGGGTTGAACAAGTTAGTCAAACCAGAAACTAGACCAACATCAATAGTAGGATCGACAACAATGTGACGGAGTTCATCAACAGGCGCAGCTTCTTGGTTCAATCTAGCACGAGCAGCTAAGATTGTAGCTAAAGACTGAGCTTGAGTGGGTGTACCGGACAATTGACCAGGAGTACCAACCATATTATATACGTTTAGGAATTGTTGTAGACCATCATAATCGATCTTGTTAGCAATTGCCGCAATAGCTGGTTTGATAAATCTGTCTGAGAAGTCAGAAATGTTTAAGCTTAAATCTTGAGTTGTAAACGCCATATCAACACCAAACTGAGTGTTCAGAGTCAATGGAACGTAAGTTTCAACAGATGATTCAATTTGAAGTGCAGGGCCAGTTCTACCAACATAACGAGGAGGTTTCCTCAAGTTAATAGTAGTGCCGATTTTTGCGCCTTCAATAGCGAATTTGTCATCATATTGACGACTGATTGCACGAGTAAAAACTAAGCTGTTGGTCAAGACCCGCAATGCTTCGTTTGTAATCATGCTTATGGTAAGCAGCTGATTAGCCATTTATATACTCCAAATGAAAAGAAAAAGGTGTTTAGCCTGATTTTATTCCAGATGGGAGCCACTCCCTCGAATTATCTGTACTGAGGTTGCCTAACTATCTAAGCAGGCAAAAGCTTAAATAGATGTGGGAATATTATATACCATAAACTATTTAAGATGTACATAAAAAATACCGCCAATAAGTTTTATTGGCGGTGAGTGGGGTTATCGTTTTATGCGGGCTATTAATTTTGCTCTATCTTCAGCATTACGCGCAGCTATATATTCTGAAGTAGACATTTCAGAATAGGATTTAACGTTGTTTGTACCCCCAGTGCCGTTAATCGGTCTGATAGGCTTAGGTGCTGCGCTTGATTTAGCGTCTTGTCTTATAATTGACGCTAACCTCATTCCAGCTTGTATAGGGGACATATTAGATATTTCATAGGCGACATCAAGATTACGACCTAATTGATAGGCTATATCAGGGCCATTTTCCATCCCTAATATAGCTTCTCTAATAGTCTGGTTCTGAGCCAGTATCGGATCGGAAGTGATTCTTTCAATAATTGAATCATAATCCGCATATCTAACACGAGCTGCGGCTTCAGCAGTTTCTAATTTCGCTTGTGCAACTTGCTGTGTTTGCGCTCTTGCTCTTTGTTCATATTCCTGTGCAACCGCTTGTTTAGCCTCCATAACCGCAGATTCACGGGTATATTGCATCATTGCGTCCATATAACGAGGATCGTACTGCCCTCCAGCAAATTGCGATGGCTCAGGCGGTGCTAAGGAAGGCGCTTGATCTTGAATAGGTGAATACTGTCTAAGGATTTGCTCTTGTTTTTCAAGCATTTGCTCTAAGCGTTCAGCTTGCCTTCTGGCATCATGCTTATCTTTAGTCAGTTCATCAATCCGTTTTTTATACCAAGGGTCAGCTTCGGCAACTTCTTCAGACAACTCTACCGCCTCAGATTCAACTTCTTGAGTTTCAACTTCTTGAACCTCTACTGGACTTTCAATTTCAACTTCATCGCTCATATAGATTCTCCTGGTTTAGCTTCACTTGTTAATGCTGCGATATCGGGTTCCTTCCGCATAGCACCGGGTCGCATAGGCTGACCTTGTGGTGCTTGACCTTGAGGCATACCTTGAGGTTGCATAGGTGGTTCAGTTGCTTGCATTTCTAATCGTTCAAATTCTGCATTATTTTCTACTAATTCTTGAGTTCCCATCCCCATCATCAACGTTAAATTCTCTCTAACCGCAGCCTGTAATTGGCTATCAGTCATCATAATTTTACCTTCTACATCCATACGTTTAGTTTGGGCTTCAAACCATTCACGTTCTTGTTTTTGAAGTTCAATCGAACGTTGGTCACGGAGTTGAGCTATTTCCTGCCCCATGTGTTCCATTTGCCCTGCTAATTGATCCATCATTTGTTGAGCTTGTAAAACTTCGGGGCTGATCTTATCCCCGCTCTTAGCTTGAGCTTGCAATTGTGGAGGTAACATTGCTTGCAAACGCTTGCTAATTTCTTCAGCGCCAGGCCAATCCATGTTCTTTAACATCAAATCACCGATGATGTTAAATAGCGCCGGATTTGCTTGGGTTAAAGTCAACATCATCGTGGCGGCTTCATCGCGTTTAGTTGCATAAGAAGGGCCAGCATCACAAACCACGTCATAACGTCCAATAGTCGGATTAAATATCGAATCAATAGCGCTATTTTCAGTATTAGCAGACGGCGTTTGAATGTTAGGGTTAAGTTGAACCGTTCTTGGCGTTCCATCTTCACCTAAAATACGCGCAACTCTAGGACGATCATAGACTTTAGGAATCATATCCAAGACGACACGGCCAATTTGACGGACTGAACGTGATAAATTGTCCTGATAATGGAACGTATTAATGTCAGCCTGTTTTTGCCTTAATAACAAGGCTCTACCTGACGTTTCGTTAGACTGAGCGCCTAGCGTTGGTTGGTAAATCCCCATACTTTGCATGATGTCATTTTCAGCTAATTGAATAGCTTGCATGATCGCAGGGCTAGATTGCGGAGGCATTGCCCGTTGAGGTGAGCCAACAGGTGTTCCAGCTATCGATATGGGGTCATATTCGAGGTATGCGACTGATTCTTTATTTACCCTTCCCCAATTAGGGTCAGTTTCAAATTGCCCTGCTACGCCTATAAATGGAGCTTTAGGAGATAAAGCGACATTTTCAGCATTAGCAGATAAATAATAGTTATACAGGCGTTGAGCATCTTTAGCATTGCGGATTAATCCTGATAAATAGCGTCTGCCTTGTAGCCATAATTCATGCCCGATAACTGGAACAATCGGTATAAACTTCGTAGGAAGCTCACCACGCTCTAAAATAGTATCGCCAGTAGCCTTACACCACATACAGCGTTTTTTATCCGCTATACGCACTTGCGTTGGGTCTTGTGGGTCAGTTATCTCGACTTCTTCATGCTCTATATAATAGTATTCAGCAATACGAACACTGTCCTTGGTAAACCAACCTTGAGCATCGCCATTTCCCGCATCATCAAAATGCGTTTCTTCAACACCTGGGTACAATCGCTCAAATTCATCTTTAGATATTTCTTCAGCTAAAATACACCATTCGGCATCAGAACCATCCGGTGATTTACTGTGCGGGTCCATGTACACCTTAAAAGGGTCAGGTATCCGGTCAATGTAAATCTCTTGGTCAAATGAATCATCATCAGCCCAGTCGTTACGAATACGCACATAGCCAATACCCATATCCACTTGTGATTCCACAGCAGTATCGTAAGCCATACCCGCATTGCTGTTGTCCTGAATGTGACGAATCAGTCCTTGCAACACTTCCGCTGTTTCCTGATCGGCTTCATCATTGACCGGACGAATACGAATACTCGGTGTGTTCTGACGAATCTCATTGACCACGCGATCGCGATACTGAAGCAAACGGTTAATGACCAGCATAGGGCGCTCTTTACCTGGGCGATTACGGTCATACTTTGCAGACTCAGGCCATTGATCGCCTAAGCGTGCAAAACGAATGTCATCCAACATTTCTTGTCTATTTGTAGCCGTAAACTCTATGGCTGAACTAAAACGTTCGCGTATGTCCTTTAGTGTATCTTCATCCATTTGATCTTGGTCTGTTTCCACATCCACATCTTCAAAGGAAGCCATTATTGAATCTGTATCTAAATTTGCCATGATTTTTCCTAAACTATTAAAATGTTAAGCGCCCATCCAAGAACCACCACTACCCCCGGATGAATTGTTTGGTCGTTGTTCACGTTGTTCACGTTGTTCCCTTTGGGCTACCGGAAACGCAAAAGTAACCGCTAATGCGTCCGCTGCATCAGGTGAGGCTAGGCCCCTAGACCGCATTTCTTTCTTACCTTCTAAGAAGATTGTACCTGACGAATTAGGTTTCTTCATAGGCCCTATTAAATCTGACTTCAGTTGTCTATCCTCCTTAATACTGGCAGTTTTCAACCAATCCCTCATGGTCCCCCACATCTCAGCGCGTTTGTTCCCCCACATGATAGCATTAGTAGCCTTCCAACCAAAATTCACGCCCCTGACCTTGTACCGTTGCTCCACCAAGCGGTCAAGAATACCATACCCCAGCCCCCCTTCATCGATCACCGTCAGTGTGGGGCGGTACTGTTCAATCGCCTCGATCACTCGTCCAACAATCGCCATCGTATCTTCACCGGAGTAGCGCTTAATATTAATGATGTCACGCCCTTGCCTGACCACAATCACCGTTGAGTCAGCCCCACCTCGTGCAGGATCGACACCGATAACAATAGGAGCAGTCGTATCCTTATACTGAGGACGCTGAAACGCATCTTCAATAATGTCAGGTGAAATGAACTGATCCTCCCCCGCTGACGGAAATTCACCGTACACTTCCACTCGTGCTTGGGAGGAATCTTCACCGTATTCCGCGATGATCTGCTCATATACTTGTTTGTCGGTATCCTCGACAGTTCTTGCGTCCACTGTCCGACTTTTCCAAAACGCTCGCTTTCCATGAAAACACTCAAAGAAGTACCCTTCATTCCGTCTAGGGTTACTAAAAGCAAACCAGTACCGATCAAGAATGTTCTCAGTAAAAAAACCAGCCCCTACCGACCATATCTCATTAGGAATACCTGAGGCTTCATCAAAGATCAGCATCATCCCGTCATGGTTGTGAACACCCGCATAACTGTCGGGGTTCTCTGCGCTCCACAGTTTCCCTTCTGCGCCCCAATAACGCGTACCCTTCTTCAGTTGATTTTCCACCAGCGTGGTCAACCATGTAGCGGGAGCCATCTTAGTAGCAGACAGTTCAAACCAGTGCGTGTTGATCGACATGGCGTACCAACGTGACAGTTCACCCCAAGTCACGGACTTTAGCTGACTCTCTGAGTTAGCCGACACGATCACCGTTGAGCCGACACGTGTGGTCAACATCCACAAGATTAGCCACGCCACTAACGCAGACTTACCAATCCCCCGTCCTGAGGAGACAGCAGACCGCAGAGTTGACATGTCGATTTCACCCTTATTCTCCTTAATGTGGTTAGCAATATCCCTTAGCACTTCACGTTGCCATTTCCTCGGCCCGTGAAAGTGTTCTAGTGGGGTGTTCTTCTTCCCCCAAGGAAACACGAACAGCACAAACGCTTCGGGATCATCCGCTATCTTTGGCGACCATAACTCCACCATCAACGTCTGTTCTTCGTCTGGTCGGTATATTGGTTGTTGTGCCATTAATGTCCTTGGTGGGTGTGAGTGTTCGTGTGTGCGTACCTTCTATAACTCGACTACGCGCTTCATCTAGGGCAGATTGTATATTGATAGTTTCAATTGACATGGATATTTCCTGCTTGGCAGTCCAACCATGAGCGTGTTGCAGGATTGACAGCGCCGCTTTAGCGTCCCCGTTTCTGGCAGCTTCTCTTAACTGAGTTGACGCTTCCAATTCTCCATCGGCTGCACCTTTCAACGCCGCCATTTCAGCAACAGGGTCGAGCTGGCATAACTGTCGATATTCGGAAGGTAACATTCCTGCGGCTAAGGCAAGCTTGTCACCTTTCAACCCTAAGGCGGCAGCGTCATATATTTGTTGTAAACGCCATTCGGTGGCTTGCACTTCTCTTGGAGTGAAGGGGATCGAAATCATCGGCTGTCCTTATGTAAAGTTGTATTTAACATCATTTCCATTTAGTAGTAAAGTTTTTTACATGTTCGCCATTTAATTTTAAAAAATTTTTTTTGGGGGGGGGGGTTTTCATTTTTTAAAAAAATTTTACTGCGGGTCAGTTCCCAAACTAAAAAAAATTTTACTGCGGTTCAGTTTCTATCCTAAAAAAAATTTTACTGAGGGGGGGGTCAGCTCCCAAACTAAAAAAAATTTTACTGAGGGGGGTGGACATGGTCAACGGACGGCCGCAAAAACCCCCTATCCCCCCCCCCCAAACACACCAGGTTACGTTATAACATACCATTACAAGCTAACCTATTGAATTACATACAGTTTACGGTTTGAGTATTGCGCGGGGGTTTCATTCAAGATCGGGGGCCGGACTCGAATAGCATCGCAA